GATGGTGAACCACGTATACCCGTTCAGTCTCCGGCACCATAAGGATTAAAATATGGCAACACTAACAACTAAAGTAATCGAAGAAATCACACTAAACAATAATAGTTATAACAGCGAAAGATCTTTGGATATTTCAAGTGTTAATGAAATTGTTAAAAGAATAGTAACCATTTCAACAACAGAAACAGGGCTGTTAGGTTTTGCTACAGCTTCTTCAACAGATTTATCAAAAAGTTATCTAGCAGGTCAATTCGACGAAGATGATGTTAGATACATTAGAATTACAAATTTAGATTCAACGAATCATCTTACATTAACATTTAGAGATGAAGACAGTACAGAGTTTTGTATGAAGGTAGATGCAGGTCACTCGTTTATATATCCAGGTGACAATAGTGGTGGAGTTAAAGATACTATGCATGCAGCTGGTTCTGCAATTACAGTATCATTAAACGATTTAGTCGATATCACAGCACTTGCTGATACAGATTCTTGTGATGTTGAAGTATTTGTAGGGAGCGCTTAATGGCATCGAGTTATACGGGTCTTGGTACAGAGTTAATGACAACTGGCGAGAACGCCGGTGTTTGGGGAACAACTACTAATACCAATTTACAAATTATAGAACAAATTTCTGGTGGTTATACTGAACAAGACATAGGAGGTTCAGCTGATACAACAACATTGTCTGTTTCAGATGGATCAACTGGTGCTGTTCTTGGACATAGAATTATAAAATTTACTGGAACAATCACTGGAAACCAAATTGTAACTATTCCTTTGGATGTTCAACAGATGTATGTTTTAGTTAATGGCACATCAGGTGCTTATACAGTTCAATTTAAATATGCTTCTGGATCAGGATCTAGTGTTACCTTTGCAGCAACCGATAAGGGGACTAAAATTGTTTATGCAACAGCTGATCATGCAACTAATCCAAATTTAGTTGATACAGGTATTTCATCTACTGGAGCACATGATTTAGATGGTAATGAATTTATTTTAGATGCTGATGCAGACACAAGTATTACAGCAGATACAGATGATCAAATAGATATTAGAATTGCAGGAGCTGATGATTTTCAATTTACAGCAAATACTTTTACAGCGCAAGCAGGCAGCACAATTGCTGCGCAAGCATTAACTGCTACTACAGTAACAGCTAGTGGTATTGTAAAAACGGACGACACTACTGAAGCAACTACTACAACTGATGGCTCACTACAAACTGATGGTGGATTATCTGTAGCAAAAGATGCAGTATTTGGTGATGACGTTAAATTATTAAGTGATTCCGCTGTATTAAGTTTTGGTGCAGATTCAGATACAACTTTAACTCATACAGATGGTACAGGGTTAACTTTAAATAGTACCAACAAACTTCTTTTTAGAGATACTGGTCTATATATTAATTCATCTACAGATGGTCAATTAGATTTAGTAGCAGACACAGAAATACAAATTGCTGCAACAACAATAGATATTAATGGTGCTATTGCTATGGATGGTGCAATTACTGGTGCTACTAATATTACTTTATCAGGTGAGTTAGACTCTGCAACATTAGATGTATCTGGAAATGCAGATATTGATGGAACAACAAATTTAGACATTGTTGATATTGATGGTGCGGTACAAATAGATGGTGCAGTTACTGTTGGTGTTGATGGTACAGGGTTAGATGTAAAATTCTTTGGTGATACTTCTGGTAGCTTTTTATTATGGGATCAATCAGATGATGCACTAGAACTAACAGATTCTTCTCCAATTAAAATTGGTGATGCTGGTGATATGCAAGTATATCACGATGGAACAAATTCTTATATTACTAATAGTGAAGGAGCTTTAAAAGTTGCTACTGAAACTTCAGGTATTGCAGTTACAATTGGACACACAACTTCAGAAGTAACGGTTGCAGATAATTTAACAGTCACAGGAACTTTAACTCTTGGCTCTAACGCAGAATTAACCGAAGCAGAATTAGAATTATTAGATGGTTTAACTGCTGGTACAGCTATTGCTTCTAAAGTGGTTACAACAGATTCAAGTATAGATACAACAGGACAAAGAAATTTAACTATCTCTGGTGAATTAGATGCTGCAACTTTAGACATATCAGGCAATGCAGATATTGATGGAACTACAAATTTAGATGCAGTTGATATTGATGGTGCAGTTCAGTTAGATGCAACACTTACAATTGGTGCAGATGATCAAGGTTATGATGTAATATTTTATGGAGATGCAGCAAGTGCCAACATGACTTGGGATACTTCTGTTGATGATTTAATTTTAAATGGTGCTGCTAGAATAGTTATACCTGATGGACAATTAGTTTTAGGGAGCACAGCAGTTACATCAACTGCAGCGGAAGTAAATTTAATAGATGGGGGTACTTCAAGAGGCACAACAGCGGTTGCAAGTGGTGATGGTCTACTTGTAAATGATGGTGGTACAATGCGTATGACTAATGTTGATACTGTTTCTACATATTTTGCTTCTCATTCAGTTGGTGGCGGTAATATTGTAACAACTGGAGCATTAGATTCTGGATCTATTACTTCAGGGTTTGGTGCAATAGATAATGGTACTTCTGGAATACGAACAAATACCTTTACAGCAGAAACTTCAATTCTACCTGATGCTTCAGGAGGAGCAGATATTGGTTCAACAAGTGCTGAATGGGGTGATATTTTCATTGCTGATGATAAGGCTATTAAATTTGGTTCTGGCCAAGATGTATCAGTTGAATATGACGAAGATGGTACTGATTCTCTTCTTATTTCTGGTGGTGATGTAACAATTGTTGATGATAAGAAACTTTATTTTGGTACAGGTCAGGATGTATATTTAGAGTATGATGAAGACGGTACAGATAAACTTATTATTAAAGGTAATACTACTTTCTTAGATGGTTCTTATGATTTTGATATTGCTTCACACGATACTTCTAATGGATTAAAATTAGGCGGAACTTTAGTATCGGCAACAGCAGCAGAATTAAACTACAGTGACCTTGCAACATTAGGAACAAGTGCTGCATCAAAAGTATTATCAGCAGATTCAAATAATTTAACAAAAATAACAGGTGGTGTATATTTAGAAGAAGATACATTATCCTTCGATGCTACACAAGATTGGGATGTTAGAGCATCTCCAGTTGCACAAGTGACATTGACAGCTAATGTAACTTTTGATTTACCTTCAAATCCTACAACAGGGCAGTATATTTCTATTCTTTGTATTCAAGATGGAACAGGTTCAAGAACAATTGCATGGAATGCTGCATTCGAGTTTACAGGTGGTACTGCTCCTACAGCCACTACAACGGCAGGCAAAGGTGATTTATTTACCTTTAGATATCATAATTCACATTGGATAGAAGTTGGAAGAAACCTTAACTTAACGAGAGCTTAATATTATGTTTGCATTAGTACAAGACGGATCAATTACAAAATACTTTAGTGGTAATCAAGGAATTACACTTGGAGATATTCAATATCCAAAACAAATATTCACTTTATGGACTAAATCCGAAAGAGAAGCGATTGGAATTTATGAGGTTATTCAAGATAACACTAATAAAAAAGATGAGGAATATTATATTAATACTAACGTATCTTATTCTGTTGCTCAATATACACAAGCAGAAGTTGATGCTGACGTAAATGCAAAGGGTATTAGAATAAATAGTTTTTCAGTTGGAGATAATAAAGTTGTGGGATCTTATGGATCAGCAACTGCTAAAGCTCATGCGGATATTAAATGGACACAAGCACAAATTGATGATCCTTCACTTGTTGGTACAGCACCAGAAGGTGCTGATACTAATACTGTTAGAGTTGAAGGTTTAAAAACAATTAAAATTAGAACAGTAAAATCTCAAGCAGCTGGAATATTACGAGATACAGATTGGTATATAATTAGAAAAGCAGATGCAAATACGGCGATACCTTCTGCTATTACAACACATAGAGCAGCGGTACGAACTAAGTGTGCTGAAATGGAAACTGCAATTACTAACGCAGCAGATACACCAGCAATAGAGACTTTGTGCACTTATACAGAACAAGAGGATGGATCAGTTACTAGACCATTAGGCGAACTACCAACATTGGAGAGTTAATGGCTTTTCTTATAGGTGGAGCAAATTCAGCAGCAGATACAGGATACGATGTAGCCAACTCATGTAGGTTTGATAGTGCAAGTAGTGATACTTTAACACAAACACAATCAACAGCTACTAGTGATAAAATAGGTACATTTTCTGTTTGGATGAAAGCCTCTAGTACTGCCGCTACAAGAGCTGTTTTTAGTGGGCAAGAAGATAGTAATAATCGTATTGCTTTATACTTTTCTGATACACTTCGTATTTATGGTGCTGTAGGTGGTTCTCAAACTGTATATTTAATTACTAATCAATTATTTAGAGACTTTTCTGCTTGGTATCATGTGGTTATTGCATGGGATACAACTCAAGGAACTGCTGCAAATAGAATGAAGGTATATGTAAATGGTTCACAAATAACATCATGGTCGACAGAAACTTATCCTACTGAAGATTCAGATATATATTGGAACAAAGGTTCAAATTTAGATATTGGTGCAAGAAGAATTAGTAGTGTACAAGACTACTATGATGGGTATTTAGCAGAAACAGTATTTATAGATGGATTACAATTAGCACCAACATCATTTGGAGAATTTGACGAAGATAGTCCTATAATTTGGAAGCCAATAGATGTATCTGGTTTAACTTTTGGTAACAATGGATTCTATTTAGACTTTGAAGATAGTGGAGATTTAGGCGATGACGAAAGTGGAAACACAAATGATTTTACAGAAACTAATATTGGTGCAACTAATCAAGCTACAGATACACCGACTAATAATTTTGCAACTTTTAATTCCTTAACATCCTCTAGACAATCTGGAGGAGTTGTTGCTTATTCAGAAGGAAATGTAAATATAGTGACTTCTTATACAGATGCAAATTATTTAAGATACCCTCAAGCTTATTCAACATTAGGAGCTACTGCAGGAAAGTGGTATGCAGAATTTAAACCAACTGCAATGGGAAGTGCTGCTGTTGGAATAGCTAACACAGGAGAATTTGGTTCTGATGGAAGTACTAATCCTTATGCTGGATACGCTGCTAGTGGAGCAGTATATACAAATGGTGGTGAGTATAGAGCAAATGATGGCAGTTCAGGAGGTCAAGGTACTTATACTACAAATGATATTATAGGCGTAGCCATGGATTTAGATAATTTAAAACTTTATTGGCATAAAAACGGTACTTATATTAATTCTGGAGATCCTGAAAGCGGTGCAACAGGAACAGGTGCAAGAGCAATCGTTGCTCCAGCAACTCCAGGAGGATTTTATGTTTTTACAGCTGGTTCAGATAATACTAACGTAGCAACAATTTCAGGTAATTTTGGTAATCCATCTTATGCTAATTCATCAAGTGTTTCTGATGCAAATGGTTATGGAGATTTCGAGTATGCAGTACCATCAGGTTATCTTGCGTTATGCACAAAAAATTTAGGAAGTGATGGAGGTTAAATGGCAGCTTATACATCAATAGACGATCCAGAAGCGCATTTTAGAATTAAATTATATACCGGAAATGGAACCGATGATACTGGAATTGTTTTTGATACTACTGATACAACCATGCAACCAGATTTAGTCTGGATTAAAAATCGTAATTCTACCAACGAACATAACCTTGCTAACGCAGTATCTCAAGCAACTAAATATGTTCATGCTAATTTAGACCAGGGTGAAACTACTGCCGCTAATTCACTACAATCATTTGATAGTAATGGATTTACTTTAGGTACAAACGCTAATTTTAATACAAATACTAATACTTACGTAGCTTGGTGCTGGAAGGCAAATAATTCAAGTGGTGCATCTAATACTGATGGTTATATAGAAACTTTAAATGCACCAAATACTACAGCAGGTTTTTCCATAACAACGTATACGGGCGATGGAGTGGTTAGAACTTTAGGACACGGTCTTGGTGGAGTGCCTGAAGTTATGATGATAAAACGTAGAGATGCAACTGCGGATTGGGCAGTTTATCATCATAAAAATACATCAGCACCAGAAACAGATGCACTAGTTTTAAATGAAACCGATGCAACAGCTGATTCTGCTGGTTATTGGAATGATGTTGCTCCTACAAGCACAGTTCTTACAATAGGCGATAATACATCAATGAATGGAAGTGCTGGTACTTATATTTTGTTGTGTTGGAGATCAATTCAGGGATATTCAAAAATGGGATACTATACTGGGGATGGAAACGCAGATGGTCCATTTATTTATATGGGATTTAAACCTGCAATGGTTATATACAAACGAACAGATAGCACAGCTAATTGGTCTATATTTGATCATAAAAGGAGTGTTTTTAACCAAATTTCTCATCAACTAAATCCTAATATAAATGATGCTGAAGGAGATTCAGATAGAGGAGATTTTGTATCTAATGGTTGGAAAATTAGAGCAACTGCTGGTTCTACCAATGCTGATGGAGGAACATACATCTACATGGCTTTTGCCGAATCACCATTTGTGAACAGTAACGGAGTACCAAATAACGCGAGATAATTATGCTACAAAAAATTAACATTCAGCCAGGATTTAATAAACAAGTCACAGCAACGGGCGGCGAGGGCCAATGGGTTGGTGGTGACTATGTTCGTTTTAGATATGGCACACCTGAAAAAATAGGAGGCTGGGCTCAATTAGGAGACAATACTCTTACGGGAAGAAACACAGCGCTGCATCATTTTGTTAATGCCAGCGGTATTAAGTACGCAGCAATTGGTACAAACAGATTTTTATATGTATATTCTGGAGGTGTCTTTTATGACATTACTCCAATTAAAGCTACAACAACATTAACCAGCGCTTTTACAACAACGAACGGTGATGCAACAGTTACAATCACTTTTGCATCTGATCATAACATTACTAAATACGATATCGTTCGTTTAGACAATTTTACTGCCATTACTGATTCTAATTTTAGTTCTGGTGATTTTGATGACACTAATTTTATGGTGGCATCCGTTCCAACTGCTACAACAATTACTATTGAAATGGGATCAGCAGAATCAGGATCAGGAGCTAGTACTTCTGGTGGAATAAGAGTTCAACATTTTTATTCAATAGGACCTGCGGTTGAAGAATCAGCTGCTGGTTGGGGACTTGGTCAATGGGGTGGTACAGTTTCTGGAGAAATTACAGATACACTAGACGGAGCATTAACTTCAGGTTCATCTAGTATTGTTTTAGATAATTCTGCAGGAATGCCTGCTTCAGGAACTGTCTTAATAGACAGTGAGCGTATTGTTTATACGACAAATACTACTGGTACAGGAACTTTATCAGGACTAACTA